GATTTAGTTGAATATAGAGGAGATGCAAAATTCCAAATCGGAAACAAAATTACTGTTGAAGCTACAATAAAAAATCACATTCAAGATAAAACAGATTTTTTAATGCCTTTAACTGTAATAACAAGACCTAAAATAAACAAACCTAAAAAGGAGAAAGCATAATGATATATAGAGGATATGATATAGAGGAAACAATTTCTGGTTATACTATAACTTTAGAAATGCCATCAGGAGATAAAAGACATATTGCAACAGTTAATACTTTAGAAATTGCACAGGAAACTGTTGATGAAGAAAAAAGAATTATGTCTATTTTAGAAAAACAAAAAAAGGAGAGAGAAAATGTATAATATAAATGAAAGATTATCTGAACTTAAATCAGGTAATTACTTAATTAAGGTTACAAGTATTGGAGATAAAAGACCTAACAAATATTATTCAAAAGAATATTTTGTAACAGTAAAATATCAAGTTACAGATTTGAATAATCCTAAAAGAAAGTATGGAGTAATAGTTTCAGGTTTAGGTGCAAAGCCTATTGAACTTAATGAGGAGAGAGAACTGCTACCTACCAATTACTTTACTTGGCAAAACTTTGATGAGGTGTTGTTTGAGAGATTAGCAAGATGGCAAAACAGTATCAATCAAGAGGGCTACTATCCTAAAGACAGAGATACAGGTCAAATAGTAGTTAAAGACAACAACCTAAAAGGAGATAAACAATGTCATTAAACATAGATGAAATAGAAAAAACAATCATGACTACAAGAAAGTTTAAAAATAAATGTACCATGTTTGGAATTAATCTTGGATTAGAACTCAACCAAAGATTAACAAATTATGCAAAAATAAATAAAGTATCAAAAGCTTCAGTAGTTAAAAGTTTATTGGTGGCTTATCTTAATGAAAAGGAGAAAAAAAATGACTAAATTAATATTATCAATTAACACTAGAAATAAGTCATTTAATTTGCTAGAAGATGTATATAAAGATTTTGGGGTTATATTTCATCCCAAAACACCTGTGATAGAGGTGCAAAACTTTATTAAGGAGAAAGCTAATGGAAAAAGCACTTCCGAAGCTTCAAGCCAAGTACGACAAGGCAATAGTGAGAGAACAAGACTTGTTGAAAAAGCTAGAGAAGATAAGGAACAACAAAAAATCTTTAGCTTGGAAGATACATCAGACAAAGTATCATCCAGCTTTAGCTTAAAGAGAGAGGATAAATAAATAGTTATGAAAAATGTACTTTTAGTAGCGATACTTGTCTGCTTTTTAAATGCGTGTTCTACATACAAGCCTGTCGTAGATACAGTTGGCAGATCAGGTACTTTTAATGAGTCAAGAGCAGAGCAAATCACAGATGATATTGTCATGTGTGAACAAGTTGCAAAAACAAACACTACATTTCTTGGTAATATAAATCATTGGATTCTTAGCCCAAAAGCTGAGACTCAATATGAGCATATTGTTAAGACTTGTATTTCTAATAGAGGACATAGCTTATTAAAATAATTATGCCTAAACCATCAACACAAATAAAAAAATTAGCTTTTATCTGTGCTAAATGTTTTACTGAAACATCAGATAAATTAGCATGGTTTGTAGGCAGTACCCTTTTCAACGAGTCGTTACTCTGTCGGACTTGTTGGCAAGGTCAATTCAATAAATTGACAGAGAGAGAACGAAAGGAATGGGGTTTTTATGATAATAAAAAACCAAGATAAGATTGCAGAGATAAGTCATTTGATTCCACCAAACTTAAATATGTTTGGTGTATCAGACCATCAAAACGATAGAGTCTTAAAAAAGATTTATGGTTTGCAATTAAAGAAGATGAGACTAATGCGTGGCTATACTCAGACAAAAGTTGCTAAAGCAATTTCTGTAACATTTCAACAAATTCAAAAATACGAAAAAGGTATAAATGCTGTAAGTATTATGAATGAGTTAAAATTATCAGAATTTTTAGATTGTGATAGAGATTACTTTGTTCAGCCAATTACTGAGAATGGTTATAAATTTATAACAAAGAGAGGGAATGGAAATGATAATCAAAAGTAAAGATAAACATGGAAACCAAATAGAGTTTAATCCTAAAGGTAGAGGAGCAAGATATACTGTAAATGGATTAAAGAAAAAAGGTGTTACTACAATCATAAGCGACAGATTTGGAAAAAAAGGTCTAATGTGGTGGAGTGAAGATTGTGTTTATGTAGCACTAGAACAAATGCTGAAACAGAATAAGAAACCTGTTGATGAAATCCAGCAGACTATGAATGATTTGAAATACAGAGTCAAATCAATTCAAGAAGATGCTAGAAATATTGGAACTAATATGCACTCTTTAGCTGAAGATTATATTTTAGGTAAAGAAGTTATTAGCCCAACCACAGAACCACTTAAAACTATGTTTGAAAAGTTTAAGAAGTTTTGGGATAGCAAAAAAATCAAAGTAATTGAGACAGAAAAAACCTACTATTCAAAAGAACTTGATATTTGTGGGACTCTTGATTGTTTGGTTAAGTATAAAGGAAAGATTGGAATATTAGATTTTAAAACATCTAAAGATTTCTATGCAGACCAACCAATCCAAATTCATACTTATAAAAAATTAGTGGAAGATTCTACTGATTTAAAAGTCGAGTTCTTAGCAGTTATAAATATTCCAAAAGAGCCTGTTAAGGATGTTGAGATGAGGATATTTCAAATTAAACCTA